GTGGTACACATGAGCTTGAACGAAGGCTTGGATGTGTTCTGGCCATTTGGGCGCAGTATCTTGGAGAACATCTACAAAGTGTTCAAGCAAAAAGAACTGCTAGAAGATGCTATCTTGATCTATCGTGTGCAACGTGCTCCGGAACGCAGAATCTTCAAGATTGACGTGGGTAACATGCCCAGTCACTTGGCTATGCAGTTTGTGGAACGCATCAAGAACGAAATGCACCAACGCCGTATTCCCACTGTGACAGGTGGCGGCAACAACATGATGGATGCCAGCTACAATCCACTCAGCATCAACGAAGACTATTTTTTCCCACAAACAGCAGACGGTCGCGGCAGCAGTGTTGAAACATTGCCTGGTGGACAGAACCTGGGCGAGATTGATGACCTGAAGTATTTCAACAACAAGATGGCTCGCGGTCTACGTGTACCGTCCAGCTACTTGCCCACAGGTCCTGATGATTCAGACCGTGCTATGACTGACGGCAAAGTAGGCACAGCGCTTATTCAAGAGTACAGATTTAACCAGTATTGCGAACGTTTGCAAGCTTTGATCTGCCAGAAATTAGACGATGAATTCAAGATGTTCATGAAGTGGCGAGGCTTCAACATTGACTCAAGCTTGTTTACAGTGAAATTCTGTGCTCCACAGAACTTTGCTAGCTATCGTCAATCGGAACTGGACAACACTAGAATTCAAGCATTCCAAGGGCTAGAAGCACTGCCTTACATGTCAAAGCGTTTCTTGTTAGAACGTTTCTTGGGTCTTACAGAAGACGAAATCAAGAAAAACGAAGAGTTATGGCGTGAAGAACGTGACAACCCAGAAATGCAACCCACTACAGGACAAGATCTGCGTAGTGTGGGCATCACTCCAGGCGGACTTGAAGGTGATATTGCTGCTGGCGAAGAAGTTGCAGGCATGGAACCAGCTACCGGCGCTCCAGACCTAGGAGCAGCAGCACCTCCAGCACCTGGCGGCGCACCAGGTGGCGCAGCACCTCCACCGGTATAAATATTGCTATGATACTCAACGAATTTTTTAAAAAAGAGCCTGAAGCATATCAGGACTTGGCGCAGGACAACAGTCAACCGCAATTGGGAGACCTGCGCAAAAGTCGTTTGACTCTGCGTCAACTCAACAAGTTGAGAAAAATGAACGATGTTCGCACCTACGAGTACAAAGAAAAACTCAAGCTAGTTAGACAACAATACGGACAAGTTGCTCCGCCGGCAGCATAAAGTTGGCATTTATCTTCGTTTTCCGCCAATAAACCGCGTCTTTTTCCTCTCCTTCGTAAATAACAACATACTTTACCTAGAAGGAGTTTTACCCTATGAACCGTTTTGAACAACTCATTGAGTACGTCATCAACGACGAAGAACAAAAAGCACGCGAACTTTTCCACGACATCGTTGTAGAAAAATCACGTGAAATTTACGAAGACATTATGTCTGAGGAAGCAGAAGAAATTGAAGAAGGCGCTGAAGAAGATCTAGAAGAAGGCGACATGGGCGGTGACGCTAGTGACGACTTGATCGACGAAGTTGAAGCCGAAGAATCCACCGACATGAACATGGAAGCCGAAGGCGACGATGAAGATTTTGGTGCCGAAGAAGACGAAGAAGAATTTGAAATTGGCGGTGGTGACGAAGGCGGCAGTGACGAGCCAGCTACCAAAGATGACATCATGAACCTTGAAGACAAACTGGACCAACTCATGGCCGAGTTTGAAGACCTCATGGGCGGTGATGACATGGGTGGCGACGGCGACGGTTTCGGACCAGACGAAGGCGGCGATGCTATCGAAATGGATGACACCGAAGAAATGGAAGTGGGCATGATGGAAGGTCTAGACCTTAAAGCAGCCCCAAAGCCAGTTACCAGTGAAGAAGGCGGCGTAAACAAAAAGTCTACCGTGGCCGCAAACGCTGGTGCTAAAGGACCAATCGGTAGCACAGTAAAGCCTGTACACACAGGTGCTAGCATGGGCGGACACCACGACTCTGCTGCTTACAAAAACACTGTCAAAGACATTGGCGTAACACCTACACAAGAAGCTGGCAAGAAAGCATTTAAGAGTGCTGCTCCTGCTCCTGTTAAAACACAGGCTTCTGGCGTAAACACCAAGAGTGTAATTCCTAGCAAGCACAACTAAGCATGAAAACCCTAAGAGAACAACTTACCTTTCATCAAGCCAACATCCAGGTTTTGGAAGAAGCCGACATGAATGGAGGTAAGCACCTGTATCTCAAAGGCATCTGCATTGAGGGCAACAAACGCAACGCAAATGAGCGTGTGTACCCTCTACACGAAATCACTAAAGCGGTTGGCACGATCAACAAACAGATCGCTGAAGGGTATTCGGTACTAGGTGAAGTGGATCATCCAGACGATCTGAAAATCAACTTAGACCGCGTGTGCCATAGTGTAGAAGAAATGTGGATGGATGGAACAGCCGGATGCGGCAAGCTCAAGATTTTGCCTACCCCAATGGGTAACTTGATCAAGACCTTGTTGCAATCTGGCGTAAAACTGGGAGTATCAAGTCGTGGATCTGGAAATGTCGACGACAGAACAGGACATGTAAGTGACTTTGAAATAGTCACTATAGATGTAGTTGCCCAGCCAAGTGCTCCAAATGCTTATCCCAAGGCAGTGTACGAAAGTATGATGAACATGAAATATGGTCATCGCCTACTGGAGATTGCAAAAGAAGCTGGCCAGGACAACAAAGTGCAGAGATACTTGAAGAGCGAGGTTGTCAAGCTCATCAAGGATCTCAAAATTTAAGGAGAACCAGGCATGTTAGATGCTATCAAACCATTGCTGGATAGTAACCTGATCACCGAGGAAACTCGTCAAGAGATCAATGAGGCTTGGGAAAACAAGCTGACTGAAGCTCGTGAACAGGCTCGTGCTGAACTTCGTGAGGAGTTTGCACAACGCTATGAGCATGACAAGTCAGTCATGGTTGAAGCTCTTGACAAGATGGTAACAGAAAGCCTTGCTGCTGAGATTCAAGCAGTTGCTGCCGAAAAAGCACAACTGGTAGAAGATCGCGTAAAATTCCAGGCCAAAATGAACGAGTCAGCACAGAAGTTTAACGGCTTCTTGGTTGCCAAGTTGGCTGAAGAAATTGGCGAATTGCGCAAGGATCGTAAGATGCACACTGAAGGACTACAAAAAATGGAAAACTTCATGGTGCATGCATTGGCTCGTGAGATTCAAGAATTTGCACAAGACAAGCGTGATGTGGTGGAAACAAAAGTCCGTCTAGTCCGCGAAGCTCGTACAAAGCTTGAGACTCTCAAAGCACGTTTCGTAAAAGAAAGTGCTGAAAAAATGAGTCGAGCTGTTAGTCATCACCTTAAGAGTGAACTTAATCAATTGCAAGAAGACATCAAAATTGCTCGCGAGAACAACTTTGGTCGTCGTATCTTTGAAGCGTATGCTGCTGAATTCGGTGCTACTCACCTCAATGAGAAAGCTGAAGTACGCAAGTTGTACAGCTTGTTAACCAACAAAGATAAGCAATTGGCTGAAGCCATCAAACTCAGCGAAAAGGCGCGAGCCGTAGTTGAGTCAAAAGAACGCGAACTGCGTGTGATCAAAGAAAGCAACGAGCGTGAGACTACTATGCGCGAATTGCTCGGCCCCTTGAACAGGGAAAAAGCCGATGTCATGCGTAATTTGCTCGAAAGCGTCCAGACTAACCGTCTTAAGAATGCGTTCGAAAAGTATCTACCAGCAGTGCTGGAAGACCGTTCTGTGAAAGCAAAACCCGTGATCACAGAAAGCGTTTCCGCAGTTACCGGTGATAAGACTGTTCCTGTCAGAACAACTGATGACGATCGCAGCAATGTGATTGACCTCAAGCGTTTGGCTGGACTGTAATTTAATTTTTAGGAGACTTAAATGTCAGAACAATTGTTAGAAAGTCGCTGGGGCGAGACCAAGGAAGCTCTGCTCGAAGGTCTAAACGGCACCAAGCGCAATTCCATGGGTGTTATTCTTGAAAACACTCGCAAGTACTTGAAAGAAAACGCTTCTGCAGGTTCTACAAGTGCTGGCAACATCGCCACATTGAACCGCGTGATTCTTCCCGTGATTCGACGTGTGATGCCAACTGTTATTGCTAACGAGTTGGTCGGCGTTCAGCCAATGACCGGTCCTGTGGGCCAAATCCACACTCTGCGTGTTCGTTACGCTCAGAGCTTGACTGACTCTTCAGCTGCTGCAACTAGCGTTACAGCTGGCCAAGAAGCTCTGTCACCATTCACCATTGCTACAGCTTACTCTACTGTGCCTCAGAACACAGCTACAGCTACTAGCTACACTGGTGGTGCTACAGCTACCATGGAAGGTACTGGCGGTAAGCAAATTTCCGTCCAGATCTTGAAGCAAGCTGTTGAAGCCAAGACTCGTAAGTTGCAAGCACGTTGGACTTTTGAATCTGCTCAAGACGCACAAGCCATGCATGGTATCGACGTTGAAGCCGAAATCATGGCAGCATTGGCTCAAGAAATTACAGCTGAAATTGACCAGGAGATTCTCCTGTCCCTACGCAGCTTGGCTTCTACTGAGTTCACATACAACCAAGCTACCGTTTCTGGTACTGCTACATTCGTTGGTGACGAACACGCCGCTTTGGCAGTGTTGATCAACCGTGTTGCTAACTTGATCGCCCAACGTACACGTCGTGGCGCAGGTAACTACGCTGTTGTTTCTAGCGCTGCATTGACAGTGTTGCAATCTGCAACTACTTCTGCATTTGCTCGTACTACAGAAGGTACATTTGAAGCTCCTACCAACACCAAGTTTGTTGGTACATTGAACGGCGCTATGCGTGTGTTCGTTGACTCTTATGCTAGCGACACAACACCTGTGTTGGTTGGTTACAAGGGTTCTTCAGAAGCTGACGCTCCTGCATTCTACTGCCCATACATTCCATTGATGAGCAGTGGTGTTGTTCTTGACCCAACAACATTCGAACCAGTCGTGAGCTTCATGACTCGTTACGGATACATCGAACTTACCAACACTGCAAGCAGCTTTGGTAACGCAGGTGACTACGTTGGCGAAATTGCTGTTAGCAACTTGTCTTTCAGCTAATCCATTCCCAGGATGGAAAATCAAAAACCTGCTTCGGCAGGTTTTTTGTTGAGTATAAGAATGCCCCAACATCCAGGCAGGTCAATCCAGGAGGAGTCGGGGCAGATAATATAAAGTTTAACGACCTTGCTTTTATACAGTAATATAAAATGATATTTATTGTTCTTGTATTATAACACTCACACCTTAAACCACGAGAGGAATTGGGTAACTTTCTTGTTCACGCTATCCCAATCTCCCATTGCAGGTTGTCTAAATATGCGCATGGTGCTGTACCAAGGGTTGTCTTCACGCTTAACGCCCCAGCGCCAATCGGTTGCGAACCAATTTAACATGAGCCAAGTTGGGCGTCCCAAGCTAGCAGCCAAATGAGCTACCGCAGTGTCTACACTAACAACCACATCCATGTGCATCATTTGAGCAGCAGTATCTGCCCACATGTTTGGGTTAGGCGGCAAGCAATGTACTCCTAGTTCTTTGAGTGTGGCCTCCTCTTCTGTTGTGCAATCTGCTTGCAAGTTGATCCATTCGTACTGTGAGTTAGCTTTGATTAAGTCTACAATCTTTGCAAATGGCATGCCTTTGTGGTTGTTGAGCCAGTTATCTCTGCGGCCACTCCAGCTAAAGCCCACACGCATTTTTTTCTTTGGACCAAAGTAGTCAAGCCACTGTTTTTGCAATCTAGTATCTGCGTTCAAATAGTTAACCGGCCGCGGCAAGTTTTCTAAAGTAACACCAAGGATACCAGGAATACTCATTATAGGAGTCCAGTAATCAAAGTCATCCACCGAGTAATCGTATCCGCTAACACGTTTGATAATAGAACTAGAGCCCAACAGAGGCACAAGCCCATCAGTGACCTGCAGAATGATTTCTGCGCCCATAACATGCAGGTTGTACAAGAAGCGCACAAATTGGATGTTATCACCGTGTCCTTGTTCGCCTACTACAAGGATAGTTTTGCCTTTTAGATCTTCGCCGCGCCAACGTGGCTTCTGGAATGGAGGCATAGTACCAGATAAGTGTTCATAGTTCCAGCGCCATTCGTATTGTGGCCAACCACGGTCATAATCTCCTGCTAGCAAATAAGCAATTGACAAATTAAATTGTGCAGTGACGTTGGTAGGATCAAGTTGGATAGCCCTTTGTAAGAACGGAATAGCACCTTGTGGCTCACCTACTTCACGCAGTACGTTGCCGTAGTTGTTGAATGCCGCGGCGTAGTTACGGTCTTGCGCAAATGCTTGTGCATAACAAGATAAAGCGTTTTCGGGTTGATTGCTGGATCGATATTGATTACCAGTTTCGATTAGTTCGTGGGGATTCATACGGATATTTAATGCTGCCAGTGGCGGTATTTGCTATTTTCTATAAATACACTGTTCGCAATTCGGCGACTTATGCAGACCATCTGCGTAGCGGCTAGAACCCGCATTGGGCTTCTACAAGGAGAAATCAAATGGCAAGACCCCTAAAAATACAAAAATACGGCACCAATCAAGGTTCCGGCGCACCTGGCGCAGCAGTTGGCATTGATGTCGGCTTCCCTAACTTTGGTAGCTTAACAGATCCAGTTTATAACAGTGCTAGCACATTGAGCGCTAGCGATTATCTAGGCGTTGTTGGTGGTTTGAGTACCACAGCAACTACGGCAACAAACCCTATTATTCTTCCACAAGTTAACATTGAGTTAGCTGATGGCAGCTCTACAGGTGCTGGCAACGGTCGCATCATCCGCCAAAAAGGCTCACACAAGTTCTTGGTAGCTTATGTTGCTAGTACCACAGCCGATGAGAGTTTTATTGTTGGCCAAGCCTACAGTGTTGCTAGCGTGGGCACAACAGATTGGGCCGCAGTTGGCGCAGGAACAAATGTAACTGTTGGTGACATTTTCACTGCCACAGCCGTTGGTTCAGGTTCGGGCACAGCATATCCAGTTGGGCAATGTGTGTTACAAAACACCGGCACGCCTGACGCTGGTTACATGAGTATTGAGTTCTCAGTTGGTGACAGTTCTGCTGTATATGCTAGTTATATCACCAACAAGTGGATCCGTGACTGGAACGGAATGACTTATGGCAACTACAGTGACAGCAATGCTGGTACAAACATCCAGAGTGGCGAAAACTTCTATCCTGTTAACTTCTTCACAGACGAAGGCACAGTTACATGGTCTGGTGCTGAAATCATTGGTGGTGCTGACGCTCAAAACGGCAGTCTACAATTGGCACAGGTTGTTAAAGCTACATCTTAATTTGGCGTAACCCCAGAATCCTCCTAGATAACTACTGGGAGGATTTTTTATGACTGTAGCATTTGTATTAGGCAATGGCGTTAGTAGACAGCAAGTTGATTTAGACAACATGCGTCATTTGGGCAACATCTACGGCTGTAATGCTCTCTACAGAGATTTTACGCCCACCGTTTTAGTCAGCACAGACAAACCCATCAGTGAGCGTATTCAAACTGAAGGATATGCCAAACACAATAGATTTTACACACGCAGGCCTATACCACATCTAGGAGCACATCCTGTTCCGCAAAAGTATTTTGGTTACAGTTCGGGACCTATCGCTGCTAGCATAGCCTGTTTTGATAACGTTAAAATTGTATATCTTGTGGGTTTTGACATGGGACCAGTAAACAATCGATTCAACAATGTGTACGCCAACACAGAGTTTTACAAAAAAAGCTCAGCAGTGCCCACATATTCAGGCAACTGGGCTAGGCAACTGGTCACAGTCATGCGTGATTATCCCAAACTACCCTTTGTTAGAGTGTT